TTCCAATCTTAATGATCCATCTTTTTCTGCTTGTTTAAAAGATATAAAATCTATATTATCTTCATCTTTTATTTCATCCCATAAGTTAGGTTGCATAATAGTATCATCATCATTGAAATATATATGACCATGTGTAACTAAATCAAGAGCAAAGTTTCTTTGTGTATTACCAGATGTACTATTAGCATCTTTGATAGCATACCATTCACAATTATCAGGAATATTTCCTGGTTTCTCTAATAAATCAAATACCACTATCCATCTATATTGATCTCTAGGAATATTTATACTCTTAGATATAACATCTAAGTTTTGTGGTCTTGAGCAAGGGGTGATAATATTTAAGAACATGGTTTATCGTTTCTATGTAATACAAGAAGTTTGTCATTGTTCCAATTAGGAGAATGTTTTAACTCATGATTAGCAAATATAAATGTAGCAGAAGAGAAATAATCTGATAGATGATTTATTGCTTCTGAATAATCTTCTTCCTTAGCATTGATAAATATATCTTCTACAATTAGAAATCCTCCAGGCTTTAAATGTTTATATGCTACATTGATAAACTTAATCTGGTCCTCAAACACATGTGTAGAATCATCCATTAGTATATCAAAATCACTTCCTGCATTTGATAGTCCTTCTTCAATTGATTTAGAATCAGTTACATTCATTTTAGCATAAATACAATTTGGAATACCATCACCAATTGCTTTATCTAATCTACCATCAAACCATTCAAATCCATACAACTTAGCATTAGGAAAGAATTCTCTCCAAGAAAGCATAGAATGATTCTCTAATATACCTAGTTCTCCTATACGTAGATCATTATATCTAATATTAGAGAATAATAGATTGTAGATAGATGTGTATGCATGTTTATGTAAACCTGGATCAGTGTTGTATGGAGATTTATCTGTTGGATACTTTACTCCAAGAAGACATAATTCTGTAATAGAATTAGTTGAATCTATTGATATACTATTTATTTTCATTGATGTAGTCTTTTAACATTTGTGTATAATCCTTATTCCATTGAGGCATAAGTTGAACATCTCCTGTAGGGATTTGTCCTTTCAGTCTTAAGTTTTCTATGTAATTACTGTGTCTTTGAATAACACTAGGTCTTTCTGCAGTGTCTGTTCCCATACCTGATTGATGGTATCCTCTACCACCCCACATATAGAACCAAGAACATTCTTCATTAGGAGGATCAGCTAGCACCACTTTATCTCTTCCTAGGTTATGTAAAGCTACAACTAATGTCATATCTCCACCAGCATTCTCTATTGGACTTTTACCAATTGCTTCCCAAGCTTTCTTGCTATATACAATACCTGAGTTACCAAGAGCCATTAATTGTGTTATATGAGGTTCATTGTAAAACACACCATTCTGCCAATGTAAAAGATTAGCATCTGGTCTCCAAAACTTAGCTATGTTAGATAAGTGATTAGGTAAAGCTACATCATCATCATCCCACACTGCAATTAGTTCTCCTGAACATCTTTCTATAGCATAGTTTTCTTTATCTCCTATGGTAGAAAATGTTTCATCTAGATTATAAATTTTGATTTCTGGATGATTATACACTAACTTTTGAAGAGGGTAGTCATTAACTATGATTAGTTCTTTCTTACCTGGATACTCTTGTAGGAGGAAACTTTGTATAGCTTCCTCCAGAGTATCTACTCTTCCATAAGTGATGCATTTGCAACTGATGAAAGGATATTCCATATTACCAGATATGTACAATGTCAAATATAGAAACTAACAAAACATCTTCTTCTTCTGATAAAGGAATAACAAGAGCTTTGTCTCTCAATGCTGATGGATCTACTAGCACTTCAGCTCCCACTACTAAGTTGGGATTCATGATTGCATCTCCTACAGAGTGAATTTTTAATTTGTTCATCTTTTTCAAGAATTCTTTCTGTAAAGCTTCTTTTGTATTCTCATCAACAACAAGTTTGCTTTCTTCTTTCTTTGGCATCTCTAAATAGATGCGATTTCCTAATAACTGTGCCATTATTTTAATTCAAATAGGTTAATAAATCTTTTAGCGTCTTCTGCATTCAATGTGATTTCTGATTGTACAGTCTCACGAACTTTTTTTATTCCTTTAAACTTATTAGTTTTAAGATCAATGTCTGGTTGTTCTGTAACTCTCTCATTAAAATCATCTAGTATGACAATAAGGCCTGCCTCATCGTTTTCTAAGGTTCTAATCACCTTATTAATGTTTAAAGAAGCTATATACTCCTTGTCAGCTATTACAGCTGTGTAAAAAAATTGGTTTTTGCTCATAATTATAATTATTTATCAAGATTAATTTCATCTAAGATTTGATTGTACATAGTTAATGGCATATTACCAGATTGTCTATGCACTTCTTTGCCATCTTTTAGAAACACCATTGTTGGAACACTTCTGATTCCATACTTCACTGGAGTTTCTCTATCTTTGTCTATGTCAATGTTAGTTATACCTTCGACATCTTTTAATGTTTGGGCTAACACTCTACATGGTCCACACCATGTTGCACTAAATTTTAATACTTCTATACTCATGTTAATTATATTCTAGGTCTAATATTTTACCCACAAGATCACTTCTGTGGTTTGCTTTAAGTTTAATCCATTCTATGCCCTCTATTTTCTTAGAGAGCTCGATAGCATAAGAAAGTCCTGTATAGGATTCTTTTATGTCTTTTTGTTCATTATCACCATTGATGATAATCTTACCTGTTTTACCAAGTCTTGTTAGAATTGCAAGCATCTCAGCTTTAGTTAAGTTTTGTGCTTCTTCTACAACAAGAACATCATCAATTGTTTTTCCTCTGATAAACTGTATAGGGTAGGCAATCACTCTTTTGTTCTTAACAAGTTCTTGGATTTTTAGTTTATCATAACACTTCTCTAAGTTTTCTTGAAAAGCTTCTAAATAAGGATTAAACTTCTCTTCAAGATCTCCTGGTAGAAATCCCAATGATCCACCCACTTCAATTGTAGCTCTTGTAACATAGATGTGATTACATTGCTTCTTCATTAAGAAATCTAAAGCTGCTTGAGCACATACTAAAGACTTACCACTTCCTGCTCTACCAGTTACAATAACAATCTGATTGTCTATTATAAGCTGCTTAGCAAGCTTTTGTTCTTCGTTAAGTGTGACATTATATTTAATCTCACTCTTTCTTTCCCTGTTAGCTTCTTTCATATTTGGTTAATAAATGATTACGTCTTTTATTCACCTCTTCATATCTATACATGTCATTTTCAACATTGGAAACTATAGCTCGTATTGTACTATAGTTTATATTATGTTTTAATTCTAAGTATTTCAACTTATCCCCCTTTTTAGCAAAGATATTGTATATTTTTTTATAATCTTCTATAACTTCTAACTTTTTATCTATAGTTATAAAAGATTTAACTTTACCTTGTTGAGTTCTAGTTAAGGCTGTATTAAATTTATCTAGTTTATTAGAATTGAAATCTTCTAGATATATCCAAATGTAATTAAATCCAGTGAAGGTTTTTCTTTCATTATAATTTGCACATTGAGTAATAGATGTTTTTGGAATACCTAATTCTTCAGATGCTTCTATTACAGTATTCCATTGTTTAATTAAAGTTCCTTCTAATGAATATTGTAATACAGCTTTAGATTTAGTTAAACTAATTTTTCTTTTAGAATCATCAGAAAGTTTGAATCCATTTTTCTTTAATGTAGCTAATCTTTTATCTATACTTTCTTGAGTTTTCTTTTTTCCAGTTTGAAATTCTCTTCTAAGTTGTCTAGAATGTTCTGATACAATAACATTTGTACTACCTTCTCCTCCATCAGTCATATTAGTTAATGTTCCTGTTTCTAAATCTATTCTTCCATAAAGTTTAACAAACTCTATTTCTTTATTTTTAATAAAATCATAATCATCTGATTCAATAAGAATCTCAACTATATAACTAGTTTTATTAGTTATTTTTACCCAAATATTATTTTTTTTACTTTTGATGTTAGCTCTAGTGTATGTACCATATTTTATATCAGCATTAGTTTTAGTACCAATGCCAATATAAAATGGTTCATTCTTATCTACTCTTATGTGTCTATATAAATAGTATTTCTTATTCATATGACAAAGGTAAGAAGTATAATATTATTTTCCAAATATTTCTTTGACTTTTTTTATTTTTTCTTTCATAAAATTACTTAATTTACAGTTAGTTTTATCACTATGGCAATCTAAACATAACATGCATATATTCTTTTCTTCGTATCTAAGATCTGGATATTTAGATTTTTCTAAAATATGATCAAACATATATGATAATGGTTCACTTCCTAAGTGTGTATCACAATTCTCACATCTATGTGGCCTTTTCTTCCATATATCAAGAAACATTTCTCTCATTTGATGGGTTTTACCATCACTAACCTTCTTTTTTGTAGTTAATGATGGTTTTATCCCACGTTGTTGTAGTTGTGTTCTTGGTTTATGCTGAAAGCAATAATCGCTATCAGAATTCTTTCCACATGTCTTACACTGGTGTCCCACAGTTTATAGGTAAATTTCCATATGTAGGAGGTGTGCAATCACAACTTCCTTTCCATGGAGCATTAATCTTTCCGCATCTAGAACATTCCCATCCTAATGATGTTGTTTTAGGACAGCTACACATTTTTGGAGCAAATGTACTATTCCATGTATAAGGCATTGTTTTGTATCCTTGACAATTTGGACACAGCTGAGGATAATCATAATTATTCATAAATTTATTTGTATTTTTTGTGTTGAACAACTCATTTTATGTACTCCACCAGCTAAATGACACATAGGACATTTAATTGTAATGATTTTCATTCCTGTTCCAGTAGATTTAAAATCTGCAATATGATATCCTTTAAACCCAAGAGAATCTAAAGACGGATCTACCATATCAATCTCGTCTTTCAATGATTCAACTAGTTTAATATATTCAGGATAATCATAAGTAAGAGTTTCATCATCGTAATTATGTACAGCTTTTTTAAAATGATCTAAAGACATTCTTTCTCCATTGTAAAAGTTTTCTATATGATCTTTACAATATTTGTCGTATGCTTTAAGATAATCATTAGGCATACCTGTTCTACAATATTCAAAGTTACCTTCCCATAGAATATCATGATTCTCATCTTCTGTAAAGGTGAAGACATCACCATATCTATTTTTATATTCTCTCATATAATGTTTTCTTTAATTAATATTTCTCTAACTTTCTCTACAAGATCTTCTATAGTTCCATCATTGATAATTTCATAATCAAACTTAGCATCATCAAGAGCTGTTTCTGATGG